GTCCGGTTGAAGCCGTCCGAGAAGGCGTTGGCGATCCCCTCGCCGAGGCGGCGGGCCGCGCCTTCGTGCTCGTTCGTCAACCGGAGGTCCACCGCGGCGATCTTGCCCAAGCCCGCGAACTCCGTCACCGTGCTCAGGAGTTCGCCCGCGGCGTTCACGAAGCTGCCGATTTTGTCCAGGACCACGTTCAGCGCCCGCGTCATCAGATCGCCCAGGGCCGCGGGGAGGCCCTTGAACAGGGCGATTACGGCCCTGACCGCTCCGCGCCAAGCCCCGATGTAGGTGTCCACGCCCTTCGCCACGAGGCGGAGGATGCCGATGATGCTGACCTCGACCTCGCCCACCCAGTCCCGGATCAACTGAATCAGCGGCCCGAAGGTGTCCTTGGCCCATTGCCAGATCGCCCCGAACACGGCCCCGACCGTCTCCCCGAGGGCCCGCATCATGTCGCCCAGGGTCGCGACATCGTCCACGCCCAGGTTGATCTGGTCGCGGAACAAGGTCAGCGCGGTGATCGCGGAGGTGAGCACCACGAGAAGGAAGCCGATGGGGTTGGCCGCGATAGCGGCATTCAGCGCCAGCACCGCGTTCCGGGCCAGGTTGACCGCGCTCGCGGCCCCGCCCACGAGGGCGAGCCCCGCCGCAGCGGAGACGGCGACCTTGGCGATGGTGTCCAGGTTCTCGCTCACGAACAGCAGAGCCCTGGAAATGGCCTCACTGGCCCCGGTCGCTTGGTCGAAGCGGCCCACCATATCAATGACGTTGTTCTTCAGGACCTGGAAGGATTGGCTGATGGTCGGAACCGCCTTGCCAAACCGCTGTTCCAGTTCGTCGCGGGCGTTCTTGAAGGCGTCCAGGATGATTCCGGCGGTGATCTTGCCATCCTCACCCATCTTGCGGAGTTCGCCGCGAGTCACCCCGAGCTGCTTGGCAATCACATCAGCGACCGCCGGGAGCTGTTCGAGGACGGACCGCAACTCATCCCCGCGAAGCGTACCAGATGCCATACCCTGGGACAATTGGATTAGACCCGCTTGGGCCTCCGTCGCGCTCGCCCCAGACAGAATAATGGCCTGGTTCAGTGATTTCGTGAAGTCAATCAGGTCCTGCTGAGACACGCCCAGCTCCTTCGAGCTGATGGCCAATCGGCTGTACAGTTCAACGGAGCCCTCGAAGCTGGAACGGGTGCTGTTGGCTACGCCCAGCAGCTGCTGATAGACCGCGGTGAGGTTCTGGGCCTCCAAGCCGGTCGCCCGGAGTCGGTTCTGGAGGTTGGTGAAAGTGTCCAGAAGTCGGACCAGCTCGCCCGCCGTGATCGCGGCCCCGAGGGTCGCCAGGGCCTTCTTCAGGAACTCCACCCCATCAGCGGACTTTTGAGCACCCTCGCCGATGTCCTCCAGGTTGCGCTTGACAACCCGGGAACCTCGCTCAGTGATGACTATGTCAATGCGTTCTTCGGCCATCGTCAGCTCCCCGGATCGCCGTCAACAATACGGCCAAATTGAACAACCTGAACGGCCTCCATGACCGCCTGCTCCACGAAGTTCGCCGGAGCCTGGGCGGAGTACCCGTCATTCAGCCGCTGGATGTACGGCAGGTTGTTGGTGATGTGGATTTCCTCGCCCGCCGTGTACCCGCTGATGACGGCTTCGGCCTGATTCAGCGCGGCTTGGGTGTTCGCTGCTTCGGTGCTCCCGGACTCGCCCGGGGCATAGGCGTCGATGACGGAGGAGGCGGGACCGCCGATGGCGGCAATCCAGTTGGAGCGGGCGCGGCCCGTGTCCACGGGCGTCCCTGAGACCACGGCTTGGTCTGCGGCGAGGGCGACCTTGCGCGTCAGCGCGTCAGCACCCTCCGCGACCTTGCGGCCCCGGAGGGTGATGCGTCTGCTGAAATCACTTAGACTTGGCACGGGACTTACTCCATTCAAGGTACTTCGAGTCAAGCCGCTGTATGAACCAAATGAAGTCCTCCCGCTGCTCGCCGTCGATTCCGTTGATCAAACAATACTCCAGAATGGCCAACAACGGAATCGGACCAATGCCCATACCCATTTGCCTACATGACGTCAGCTCCAAAAAGCCCGTGTAGAATAGCTCTGAGCCAAGGTTCAGCTCCGGGGCGTTCTGTATGCGGTCGGGCAACGGCATCCCGAACCGCATACACTGCTCAATGATCTTCCGTTCTACGGGGCCTTGCTCGCACCCATAGAGGAGGACTTCCCAGAGTTTCCCAGGTCGGCTTCCCGCACTTCTTCCCGGAACAGGGCCACGTTGTTGGCCTGCTCGCGGAGGTCCGCAAACAGGTCGGGCAGGTCCTCGAACAGCTTCAGGACGTTCTCGCGATTGAACTCCATCGGCTGGCCATCCGGCCCTTCCACGTTGATCCAGTCCAGCACCACCGTGTCTGCGAACACCTCCTTGTACAGCTTGTCGGCGGTCTTGTTGTCCAGCATCCCGGTCTGGATGGCCTTGCGATACGGGCGGGTGGCTTTCTCCAGGGCCTTCAAGAAGGCGGAGTTGTGGCCACCGGCACGGGCGATCTTGATGCGGATCGGCTCGCCCTTTTCGTTCTGGCCATACTCCAGCCAGATGCCATCGGTTTCCAGGTTCTCGTCGGTCTTGAACAGTTTGTACAGGCTCATTCTCGCTTTCTCCGCAGTTGAGAGGGTTCGGGCGGGCCGGAGCCCGCCCCGGGTTGATTATACGTCAGCAGCGTTCGGAAGGTAAGGGAATTCATTGAACAAGAGGGTGTGCTTGTTCGGGCCTTCCGCCGCTTCGATGGACAGTGGCAGGGTGATGGGCTGGTCCTGCTCCACGTTCAGGCGACCGTCGCCCAACGCGATCAGGGGGATGTCCCAGACCATGCCTGCGTTGTTCTTCACTAGGGCGAAGTCCAGCGTCACGTCCGAGTTGTTGCGCACCGCCTGAACCGCGGCGATGTCCGCGAAGTATGCAGTGACCGAACCCGACACCGCGAAGGTGCCCGCGCTCACGTCGAAGGCCCCGAGGACAGCGACCGCCTTGTTGGGCGATACGTTGTTGTTCACGGTCAGGGTCAGTTCCGTGAGGAAGGCGAACAGCGGGCTGGGGTTCGCGTTCCCGGCGGTGACCAGGTGCATCTTGATCCGGCTGAAGTCCGAGGAGGTGTTGAAGGCGGGAGCCTCCACGAGGTCGGGACGGGCGCCCGACTTCACGCCCACGGAGCCGTCGCGCTGCTCGTGGTCCACGGCAACGAAGCCCAGCTCAACCGTCACCTTGTCGGCCTGACGGATTTGGAGGCTCATCTCATTCGGGACCGCACCCACCAGGTACTCCGACATGGTGCCGTTGGCGTCCTGGCCCAAGGTACGCTCCAGCTGGTAGCTGCGGCGCTTGATCAGGTTGGCTGCGGCTTCGTTCTTGATGACGTTGCCGAAGAACAGGCGGATGGTCTTGCCGGTTCCGGTTTCCGTCACCATCGTGGCGGAGGTCTTGTCGAACTCGATGAAGTCAGTGCCGACCGCGCGGACGCGGGCGAAGCCGTTGTTGGCCGCGTTGGTGAACTTGGTCGCCGCCGCGTCCCCGCCGATGAACACCCACTCGCCCGGGATCAGGCCCAGGGTCGTCAGGTCCTTCGTGCCCGAGGCGCGAACCAGGCGCGGATAGCTGCCCGACACGTCCACGTTGATCTCCGCGGAGCCGAACTGGAAACCGACTTTCTGGAGCTTGGCCGCAGCCGGGGGAGTTTCATCCACGAGGCCGTCCCCCACCACCACGGTTCCGGCGGTGGAGCTGGCGACCTGCTTCAGGCCGTTGTTCGCCGCTTGGGCGAAGCCCGAGGCCAGAACCAGATCACCCGCGAGGAAGCCCGCGAGGCCCGATGCCGCAGCATAGGTGTCGTTGGAGGCCGTCACGCCGGTCAGGGTCACCGCTGTTCCGTTCATCGGAGCCGTGGTCAGCTTCTCGCGGATGTCCGCAAAGAAGAAGCCCTGGAGCAGACGGGTCAGGTTGGTCTGCGTCATGTCCGTGGTGAAGCCGCCGGAGGCGTCCAGGTCAGTGGTCACGCCCTTCTTGCGCTGGCGCGAGGGGTTGATGGGGTTCCGGGCAACGGTGCTGATCTGGCCGCCAAAGTCGTTGTAGCTGTTCGGCTCCAGCGGATACCAGATGGGCGAGCCCGGAAGGGTCTTGATTGCAGTCTCCTCCGCATACCGGAGCCCGGTGACGTTCGAGTCAATCTTGTTGGCCATGTTCAGCTCCTCATATCAAGTGGTCGAGGGGTTCACCGCAGTTCGTCATACACAAATTCCACCAGGACGTTCATCTGGTACCACGTCCCGTCTGGTCCAATCTCCTGAATCCGGGCGTTGCGGAACCAAATGCCGCTCGCGGTGCCTCGCCCCTCGAAGGCGTCCCGGGCGATTATCGCGCATTTTTCAGCAAGAGTCAAGCCTTGTCCCCCGGACAGGGGTGTGAAAACTTGTACCGTGATCAGTCCGGGACGGGTAAAGCGGCGACCGCCGGTGGGTCCGAAGGTCGCCTGCCGCGAAGTAGTGTGGCGCAACGTGATCCGGGCATAGGGCTTGTCCGCGGGTGGAGGGTCGCCCGCGTCCACCCCGGGCCATTCCACGCGGATCGGAGCCCCGCCGTTGAGTGCCGGGGTGTCCGCGGTCCATTTGGTGTTGAACAGCCCAAGGATTTCGTCGCGGGCGCTGTCAAAGGTCGGAAGGGTCATTGGCGCACCTGCAATTCATACATGATCGCTTGCCCGTTCGGGTTCAGCGGTTTCACGGCGATGACCTTCCAGACCTCCGTGCCTCGCAGCACCAAGCCTTCGACCTCCGGCGGAGCCGTCAGGCCCTCCGCGGGCATGAACACCCGCTGGTCGCCCATGCGGATCGTCTGGCCGTCGATGTAGCGTTGCTCATAGTCCAGGAACACCGCCTCAATCGTCTGATCCTGGGCCGCGGGGACCCCCGGCTTCCAAGGCTTCGCGGGATCGGCTCCCGCCGTCCCGGAGAAGCCCCGCAGCGTCACGGTCTGACCGTTCTTGCTGATCAGCTTCTTGGCGACGGCGATGGCGGAGTCAAAGCGGCCCATGGATCACCCCCGCACCAGGTTGCCGCCGGAGCGGACCAGACCGGCCTTCACCAGCTTCCGGTCCGCTGCCGGGTAGGCGGGCATGGTGAAGGCCCCGCCATAGGCGTAGGTGACGGACTCGCTGATGGGTCCGACCGCTTGGGCCTTGGAGTGGATCGGACGGCCCGTGGCGTCCCGCTCCGGGTCCGGGTTCAGGACCTGACTCAGGGCGCGGATCGCGTACTCAGCACAGGCTTCGCGGACCTCCACCGGGATGTCGTTGATGCTGCGGCGGTCGCGGTCCCAGGCATCCGTCCGGGGCCACTCCGTGGTCTGGTCTCTGCCCAGCCGCTTCTTTCCCACAAAGACAAATCGCTGGTCGATATAGTCGGTTGCGCGAACGATTGCGGCCTCGATTTGGGCGTCCGTGTGTCCGTCGTAGGATTGCCCGCGGTCGTCGTGGTAGGATTTGAAGTCCTGTACGCTGATGTAGGCATTCGCCCCGGGCACTGACCCTGTATTGTCTTGGACGATTAGGACCATCAGGACCTCCAGAACTGCCTGTATTTATCCCGGCGAATGGTCAGGACATTACGCACGTGGCCCCGGTTAATCTCGAACCACGAGCGGCCTCCGTATGCCGGTTGGGGGGTTTTCGACTTGAGGCTCGTCCACTCTACGTGCCCAAACCAGCGCGAGGGGTCGCACCCCGACGTGTTCGCGCATAGGCGCCGGTCCTGAAGCACCCCCGCCACGCCGCCATTATAGCTCGATAGGACAAACGCCCAATGATCCGTCGTGGAGGCGCCGGGGTCGGCGGCCAGCCTGCGCCATAGTCCCAGGGTCATCTCCACGATAGCCGTTAGCTGGTAGCCTGGGTCGTAGCGCTCAGCCCACGTCCATCCGCGCAGGGAATCGTGGGCTGAGCGCAATTCCTCGAACTTGTTGAACCGAACTGAACCGTCGGGATTGTAGGCCACGGTAATCTGGCCAAACCCGAACCCATACTCCCGAGACGTCCGCAGCTCCGCCCGCGGATTCCAGCACCGAGAGTGCGTGATGCTGACGCAGCTTTCCTGCTCCACCAAACCGGCGAGGGTCCATGGCTCCGGGGCTTGCGGCCAGACCGCCTTCTGCTTCTCGACCAGCAAGGGCGCGTACACCTTCGCCCCGGCAGGGATGAAGGTGCGAGCGTCCTGGGCGAGGGCGACGGAGCCGAAGGCCCAGCAGAGGACCGCGAAGGCGACGTGAATCAGGCTTTTGCCCATAGCACCAATCCCAAGAAGGTGAAGCAGATGGTCAGGGCGACGGCGAGGACCACGAGGCCCCCGGCCACGGAGCCATCCCGGGCATGCGCGAGCCATTCCGACAGGTCCACCTGGGGTAGTACCACACGGGTGATCACAACGGTGATCCCTGCCAGCGCGAGGGCAAACGTTGTCCACTGCGCGAGGGTCCAGACCATGGCCGGGTCGATCAGCAGCAACGGGACGATGCTGGCGATGAGCAGGACCCAGGCCGTGAGGTCCAGGAAGGGGGCGAGGCGCTTGCGCAGTCGGACAAGGAAGCGGGTGACGGCGATGTTCATTGTTGGTTCTCCGGTTGCGGTATGGTACAAAGCTGGACGGCGGACCGCGCCCAAGCCTGAAGGGCGGTCAGTTTCCTAATGGCCCGGTCGCCGTCTGCGGCGATTGACCAAAGAGCTGCAGAAGTCTCTGGCGCAAGTTCGGCTGTTCCGGCTCCATCAGCTCCGCCGGGGGCGGACTCAGCCGCACCGGATTGGGCCGCACTACAAGAGGAGACTTGGATGCGCAGCCGCTGATTGCTAGACCGCAGATCAGCAATAGTGCGCTCATCCCGCGCCCGGGCGTCCGCTTGCTGTCGGGCGAACTCCGCCCGGAGGTCTGCGACACGCTGCTCATGGGCTTTCTCCTGTTCACGGTTCTTGTCGTTGGCCTCAGCCAGGAGGCGTTCCTGCTCCCGTTCCCGGGCGCGGACCTCCTCCTTGTATTTGTCCATGACCTCCGCCGCCTTCGCGGTCGCG